TTGGACGCCAGTCGCCGGACGGGGCCGACGCACGCAGTGTCCGAATCTCCTGAGGTGTGACACCGGGGCGCAGAGCACCGGCCACCCAGATGCCGTGAGCGTCCTCTCCGATGTTCACGTCCGCGACAGCCGAAGCGGTGTCGTCGTAGTGCTGCACGGCCTTGCCTGCGGTGATACCAGGCGCGACCGGGGCGTGACCACCGGCGAGAGTGAGCTGGCCGACCGGCTGGTTCGTGCCCTCGGCGGTTTCGACGACGCCAGTCTTGAAGAAGGCGTAGTCGTGGCGGCTGCGTGGCGCCTGTGTGCCTGGAGGCAGGCCGATGTGGTTGGTCCCCCACGGCGCGATGTGCCCGTAGACGTGACCGCTGGCTGTGGTGGTGAGTGGTGTGAGACGGTCCAGCTTCGGGTTCTTGAAGAACTCGGCCGGTGGGTTGATCAGGTCAGCGTCACCGCCTGCTGCGGTAAGTGCCTCCACGACGTCTGCGGAACCGTCGGCGACGGTCTCGACGTACTCCCCGTCTTCGAACATGACGGCTCCCTTGTGTCGAAGGTTGTGGTGCAAACGTTCAACTAGGAATCGCCAAGCGTGATATCGGTCCGAGAGGACCCCCACACGACGGAGATCTGTTCGAATCGTACGGGAATCGGTTCACTGATCTCGACTTCGTCAAGTCGATTCCCGTAAGCCAACGTGGTGTGGGGTGTGAATCCATGGTTGGACTTCACCAGTGCAGTTCCGTTTCCGAGCCGATTGACGACATCGACCAGATGCCTATGGAACTGCGGGAGAGTGTTGATGTCGACCGTGAGAATGGTGCAGCAACCTTCTGGGATCTCCTCACCGACGAAGAGACCCTTTCCGGAATACACACCGTCCTGTACATCGGAGGTAGGTGCCCAGTTCCGGACAACGTCGACCAGTTGCTGCTCAGTGATCGGGAGATCCTGGTAGTCGCCGAGATACCCGATCGTCACATGCAGCTCTTCGATCGGCTCTCCATCGGGCAGAGCGATCTGCTTCGCCACCGACTCCGGTGGGAAGAGAGCGACCATCACACCCGTGTGTGCCTTCGGGTTCGCCGACCCGGCACCCTCGCCAGAAGCCTTCACCGCGTTCACGCCACGACGGTGCAGCTTGTCTCCGGTGTACAGGCCGGTCGCCTCCTTGTGACGGAGCTGGCAGTAGCCCTTGGCACGCGGTCCGAGGTGCTTGAAGAGCTGGCGATAGCAGCGGCGCCAGTCACCCTTGGTGCCCCAGCGGATCTTCGCGGCCCCTCGGCCGCGAAGCCAGTACCTACGCAGGTTCTCAGCGTTGCCCCGGTTCCGGTCCCAGCCACCGGCCGCCGTGAACGGAGCACCGGAGAACAGCTCGTAGGCCTGGATCTTGTCCTCCAGGGAGGCCAGCATGCCGTAGAGCTTCAGCGTGTCTCGGGCAGTCCGGAGACGCATCAGCTCGCGCTTGTCGGCCACCTCGTGCAGAGAGGCCCGCAGAGCGATCCGACGTTCACGCTCCTTGTCGTAGGCCGCAGCGATTTGGCCTTCGTCCTCCAGCTCCAGCAGGAACTGCCGGTGACTCTCTCGATCCTCCTGATCACGGCCCATCAAGGTGTTGACGTAGTCGTTCAACTCCAGCAGGTCCTTCAGCTCATACTCCTGAGCCTTCTGCTGGAGGAACTTGATCTCGTTCAGGTCATGTAGCAGACCATCGGCAAGATCCACCACGGGCTGCGGATCGATCGTGCTGGACTCCAGTTCGGAGGCATCCGCGAGAGCCTTGACCACGCGCTGGCCCTGCCACGAGTCGATCTGCGCGATGACGTTGTCCCGCACTGCGGCACCGACAGCCACAAGCGTGGGCGGTTCACTGCTCAGGAACCACGTCTGAAACTCTTCGTCCGGCACCCAGCACCCGTCCTCACGAACACAGACGACAGGACCCGGAGTGACGCAGATAGCTGCGAGGACAGCCGTGGTGTCGACCTCATCGACGATCGCGAAGATCGTCTCTTCTTCGACGTCGTCGATGGCCCCTGAGGCGGCGAGGGCCGGTTCGGAGGGAAGGAATGCGACCGGCTCCCCGTAGTGCAGGAGCAGGTGTTCGCCGCTCTTCAGCGCGGCGACCAGATCGGCCACTAGATTCGAGTCGGGTGCGATGGCCTCGTGCTGACGAAGCTGCTCGTACTCGACTGGATCCCAAGACTGCTCCTTCGGATTGAGGCGAGTCCACTGGTTCTCCGGATCGACCCGGATCAGATCTGTGATCAGGTCTGGGTGATCCGGCCGAGAGAGCGCCACGTAGGTGAAGCGAGTCGAATCGAACTCGATGGACGCCAGCACAGCTTCGCGCTGCTTGGCGACATCGGTCTCGATGGCAGAGAAGATCTTCTCCGTCCACTCCGATGCGTAGTAGCCACCAGCAAGGGAGGCGAGCACCCGATCCCGACAGGGATAGCCCTCTTCGCCTGGGTTCCACCCGCTCAACGTGTCGGTGTACGACTGGCTGAGAAGGTACAGCCTGGCCAACTCGACCAGGTCGACGGAACCACCGGACGCGAGTACGGCAGCGGTATGCTGGTAGACCTCGGGCACGTCAACGTCGTACGCACGAGCCCACCGGAAGCCCTGCACAGCTTCCGCAACGACCGCCTGAGGAATGGGGTACGTCCTCGGCGGCGAGTACACAGCCGCTACCGACTCGGTCACTTCATGGTCTCCATCTGGATCCGCAGCGCCTCCTGACGCATCGCATCCACGTCGAAATCCTCGATCGCAGCCGATGCGGTCTGACCGACGTGCCAGGAGTCCGGCAGCATCGACACCGCACCGAGAGCGCGAGCGCGCTTGATGATGTGTGCCTTCGCCTTCGCCTTGTCCTTGGCCCGGCCGAACGCCTGAATGGCACGGCGGAGGTCGGCCTTGTCCCGAATCGGGAACGAGCCTCCCCCGTAGGCCTCGCCCTTCTTCACGGCCTTCTCGCGAGCGTTCTTGCTCCACTCACCGCCCATGGCGGCGACCAGCGGAGCCCATGTTTCGGGTAGGCAACCGGTGGCCTGAAGCGCAACAGCACGCTTCGCGACGTACCACTGGATGCTCGGGTCCGACTCAGCCAGCTCGACAGCCTTGGGAAGGTCCTCAGCGGCTGCGACGACCGGAATTCGCGTCCTCACGGTTCCTCTCCTCTGGTTCCTCAGGCTGCTGCCCGTTGGTCGGCTGAGCAGCCTGAGGTTCAGGCTGCTTCGGGAAGATGTCCTCTTCGTCCACGCCCTCGAACAGCTTGGGGAAGAGGGTGTAGACGATCCGACCAGACAGCTCCGGCGGGAAGTTGGTGAGCTTGCTGACCACGCGCATGGCCATCTCTGCCTGGGTCGGAGCATCGGTGTCTGCGAACCCGTGTGCCCGGCGCCAGGTCTTTGCGCTCAGCGTCTCCAGCTCGTAACCCTGAGTCGCCGACTCAGCCGGGTCAGGCTTCAGGACGACTTCAGTGGGGTCGTACCAGGTGACGATCTTGCGTAGCGACTGCGGCGAAAGGTTCGGGAACTTCTCACGCACAGCCGCCCGAAGAATCACCGAGGTGATGGCATCGCACAACATCACAGCCAGTGGTTCGACATGGCTGTTGTACATGTTGTTGTCGACCTGCACCGCGTTGTTGTACTTCACATTGCTGAAGCCGGTGATAAGGTCTCGCGGAAGATCCATGCCATTGAGGATCCGGTCGAGCGCCTTGTCCAGGCGATCGATCAGGAACTTGTCCGACTCCCTGGCCATGCTCAGCCAGTCGAGAGCCTTCAAGTCCTCAGCCTCGCCTGTGAGCACCCAGGGGACGACCGATGATCCGGCGTTCTCGTTCGTGATGGGCGTGGTCATCACGTCGAACAGCTCAGCGAGGAACTGCTCGTTCTCGTTCTCTTCGTCCTCGACGGTCTCAGCCACGCTGGTGCTGGCGATGGTGATGCCGTTCGGGAGCTTCAGGATGCCCGCGTTCATACGAGAGCGGGCGATGCCCCGGATCATCCGCTGAAGTGTGAGCAGCTCGTCGCAGGGCTCACGGAGCGCGATCATCGTGCTGTCGGGCTCTCGGGAGAACCGGGGGTGCATCTTCCAGATGCGTGCGACGAAGTCCTGCCGGGGGTCGATGACCTTCTCACCCGAAGCTGCACGTCCGGAACGAGTCTCCTTCAGGACCATGAGTCCGTCGGATGCTCGGTACGTCAGCTCCTGGCTGGATCGAATCGACCACTCTCCCTGGTAGCGGATCAGGAAGCACTCACCGGCGACCGAGATGTTGAGGGTGAACTGCTTGATGAGACCAGCGATGCCGCCCGGGCCATCGTTGAGCGAGTCGATGACCATGTCCATGTAGTCCATCACCTCGTCGGTGATGTCCTCTGGCGGACTGAGCTGGTCCTTCCGATCGATCTCGATCTCGTCTTCGGTCTGCTCGTTCTTCCGGCGCCGAATCTGCATGGTGGAGGTCGGCGGGGCGTCTGGGTCCACGGCCACGGCCGGGTACAACCGGATCCGGGACATGATCGACCCGAACTGGCCATAGCCGTACTTGATCTCGCCGATGGCGTCGTAGTACTCCCACGCTTCGCTCTGCCACCACGCGTACGGCCGGTCCATCGCATCGAGGATCTCGCCGGACGTCATCAGGGTGACGCGCTGTGCAGAGGCGGTGATCGCTCGATCGACATTTGCGGGAGCAGCCTGCGCCCGGCGCTCTACTGGATCTGACACGGGGTGCGGCCGGTGTGCGTCGATGTCGATGACATCTGCCAAGGCATTGGCATTGGTGAACCGGTCGAACAGGCCCATGTCAGTAGTCCTTCCCTAGGGCGTCGACAATTTCACCAGCGATAACCGATGCCTCACTGTAGGCAAGAAGATCCAGAATCTTGTCTGGGATGATACCGCTGACAACCAATGCACCCAACCACACCGAGGCACACTTGGAGCAGGTCAGCAGGTAGGCAAGCTTGTACTCCTCCGGATCCCACTTCTCGAAGACCTTGTTCCGGAAGTCTTCGAGGATCTCGTCTTGGATGAGAAGACGAGTCAGCCTCTTGGTGGCCAGGATGTCTCGAACGAACTTCACGCGTCTTCTCCTCGCCTTGAAAAACCCAGTCGGCATCGGCAGTTGATCCACATGTCAATGGGAGTACTGCGGTCTCCGGGGTACTCGATCGGAATCTTCCGGTAGTCCCGGAACACCGAATTCAGGGGAACCATCTGCCCTTCCAGGGACTGGTGCGAAAGACGAACTCGTACGTCGAGCCTGGTCTTCCAGACCTTGAACCGGAAGCCGAGAAGCCGGGCCAGCCGCATCATGGCCTGGCTCGTGACGATCGTCAGCACCGCTGCCACCAGCGATATCAGCCGTGCTCGGAAGTCGGTTCCGTCGAACCCTCGTGTGTTGGGGTCCCTGTTCATCTGCCGGGTCATGTTCGCCAGCTCAGTGCTGAGCAGGTCGGCAGCCTCGTCGGATAGCTCCTCCGCCGCCTGATAGAAATCCATCTGTGCTTCCTCATCCGTGCTCGGAGAGGCTGTGGACAGCAGGATGAGAATCGCCAGCAGGTAGGGCACCACCACACCGGAGATGGCATTGCGAATCTGCTCTTCTGACGGCTCGTTGTTGGCTGCATAGAGGGCAGTCAATGCGAGGACGACAGCCGACTCCGCCGCATCACCGTGAGCATCCAGCTCTTCAGCGAAGATCTCGTCGGTTTCGTCCACGGCGCCAGGTTATCCTATTGACATGACAACTCAGGACCGATACAACGACCAGGTTCTTGTATCGATCCCCACCTACCGAACTCCGGCTGGAATGCTCGAACGAGCCGTGAAGTCCGTTCTTGCGCAGACCTACAGGAATCTACAGGTTGTCGTCATCGCCGATGGTCCTCAGGATCTGGATCCTCTGCCCAAGGATGACCGGCTAGTCGTATTCCAGCTCCGAGAGAACCACGGAACCTATTTCGCCCAGCAGGTCTCGCTCATGGCGAGTCCCTATGACTGGTACGCCCCGCACGGATCCGACGACTGGTGCGACCCGGAGCACATCGAGAAACTGCTCGCGATGGAGTCCAGCGCAGTGGCTTCCGGCGCCGTCTGGTGGCATCAGGACGGACATCCGGTCAAGGTCCACCGAGCCAACTACGAGGTGGGACTGTTCGCGACCGAGCGTCTGCGGGACTTCGGCGGCTACAACCCCATCGAGCGCATGGGTCAGGACAGCCTGACCCTGAAGCTGCTCGGAATCACTGGCGGATTCGTCTCGACCACCGAGCCGACCTATCACCGGGTTCGCCGGGCTGGCTCCCTGACCACCCACCCGGACACCAAGATCGGAAGCATGGGCCGGAATGAGATGCGTGCTCGTAACCGGCTGATCTGGTCCAAGGTCATGGCCATGAAGGACCCTCTGGCAATCGACTACGCACGATCACTCTTCATCCCGAAGCAAGTTCGCGAAGCAGTAGATCAGTACGTGCGAGAACTCCGAAAGGAACTCGGGTGAAGATCCTGAACTGCTCCCACTTCGCCGACACCGGGGGCAACGGCTGGCGGACGAAGGTGGCGTTCCGGAAGCTCACCGACTGGGACTATCGGTTCTCCTGCCGCACTTCGAACTACATCGACTACCCGATCGATCTCCCGTGGTCCGATGCCTACGCGCACTGGGTGGCCTCTGACGTGGTCCACGTTCGCGATGGGTTCCAGGCACAGGCGCGTCTGGATGCCCCAGACCGGCCAACCGTCATCCACCACCACGGGACACTGTGGCGCAAGCACAAGGCCGATCTGCTCCGCACACAGCGGAAGAGCAAGGCAATCGGCCTGGCTGCCACGCTCGACATCTACCTTGACGCCCCAGACGACCTGGAGTGGATGCCTGCGCTCTACGACATCGGATGGCTGCACCGGATGCGGGAGCTGGCGCACCGGCCAGATGACGGAGTGCTCCGAATCGGACACAACCCGACGAACCGAGCCATCAAAAGCACTGACCTGCTCATTCAGGCCGTAGATCGGGTGAAGAGGAAGATCCCCATCAAATTGGTTCTGACCGAGAAGGTGCCCTGGGATCAGAGCCTGCGAGCCAAGGCCGGAGTGGACGTCTACTTCGATCAGGCCCTGCTCGGGTACGGCAACAATGCGATTGAGGCCTGGGGGATGGGGCTCCCCGTCATCGCTGGTGGTGAAGATCGAACTCTCATTGAGATGAAGCGTCGATTCGGAGATCTCCCCTTCCTCCAGGTGACCAACTCCGTCCGCTCGATCGAGCAAGCCCTCCTGCTCCTCGCGGACCCAGACACCTGGCTTCGGTGGAGCACCATCGGACACCAGCACGTCCAGACCTGGCACAGCGATCGTGTTGTCGTTCCCATGCTTCAGAAGGTCTACGAGAGGGTCGCCAGGTGATGGACGCTTCGGCTCAGGAGTCGCACTTCGTCGACCACCTGGCACCGATCTGGAAGACGATGCCTGCGAAGCGCCTGGGCACCTTCTACGTCGCCAACGACGCGGTCCAGAAGCACGCGGCTGCTCTCGGCCTGGAGACGGTAGTCGGTCCTGTGCCGGAGGGCAGTCGAGCTGCTCTCGTGGCCTCCTGGGGCGATCTGAAGCGCCTGCGCCCGGAGACCAAGGCGATCTACATGGAGCACGGCAGCGGCATCAACTACGGCGATGGGAATCCCTCGTACGCGGGCGGCAACGGCCGGGAGAGCGTCATGCTCTTCCTCTGCCCTAACGAGCGTGTCGAGGAACTAAACCGTGCTGCGTGGCCGTACACGCCCTCGGTGGTCGTTGGCTGCCCCAAGCTCGACACATACGAGGTGCGTCCGATGCGCGGGCGCACGGTGGCCGTCTCGTTCCATTGGCCGTGCATGATCGCACCTGAGGCGAGCTGGGCGTTCCCGTTCTATCGGAACTTCCTCCGCAACATCGCGGAGCGTGCTGAGTGTGAAGTCCTCGGTCACTCGCATCCACGGGCGTGGAGCTACCTTGGACCGTTCTACAAGCGGGTCGGGATCCGGCCGGTGAGGTCCTTCGCCGAGGTCCTGGATCGGGCCGACCTCTATGTCGTCGACAACAGCTCGACCCTGTACGAGTTCGCCGCCGCTGGTCGACCCACTGTCGTGGTGAACTCTCCCCGGTACCGCCGAGACGTCCATTACGGCCTGCGCTTCTGGGAAGGGATCCCAGGGCCTCAGGTGAACCATGGCACGGCACTGTCACCGACGATCAAGCGCATGCTCGACGGCGAGTGGAAGGACTGGGAGGACAACCGAGAATCAGCTGTCAAGATGGCCTACGGTCCTGACGGAAACGATGGCAAGGCCACCAAGCGCGCTGTAGAGGCCATCAAGAAAGCCCTCACGCGGGTGGGTGCGTGAGGGCTTTCTCAGGGACCTTTGCCG